ACACTGATCGCAGCGGACTTGACAGGCCACTGAGTGCCTCGAGGCGCTCGAGATCTGGTATTTCGGCGTCGCGAACCCGGTCCAGCTCCAGCATGAACCGGTTCCAATGTCGTCGCCGTGTCGGAAACTCCTCCAGGCTCGCGGCATACCCGATCCAGCCGAGCGCGCGCGAGATCGCCGACGGCGTACCTCTCACGCGCTGCCATCCCAACCCTTCCAGGATCAGGTCGTAGAGATTGGGCACATAGGGCGTAAGCTCCCCGAGCCCGTATTCCCAGATCAGGAATGGCAACCAGTCGGGCGGCGGTGCGGTAAAGTCCATCGATCGCATCTGCGTAATGGCAGGATCGGTTTGCGCCCAGCGATCGACGGCATCTGAAAAGGCCACCTCGAACGCGGTCCGGTTGCGCGGCAGCAAGTCCGACGCCATCAATAATCCCGTCCGGCAAGCGTCACGGTTACTGAGCCGATCGCAAGAGCCTCATGGGGTTGAACGATGATATCGCTCGAAGGCTCGATGATCTCGATCCGCTGTACACCCGGCACCATCAGTTTCGAGGTGAGCCAGGCGCGGGTCACATCAACGTCGAGCCCGCCATAAGCTGCCCAGGCATCGATCAACCCCTGGCGGGCCACGTCCAGCGCCTCTATAGAGGTTTGCGGCAACAGGTACATGTTCGCCACGACATCAAAACTGCCGGTCACGGCCGAACGCACCACGATGGTGTCGTTGACCATGCGCACGGCCAGATCCTGCAACGCGGCATCGACGGCAGCCAGAAGTTCACTATCGGCAATGCCACCATTGTCGGTGGCAAAGACGGCCACGGTCACCGTTGGCGAGGCATCGGCAAGATAGGCAATGGCATCCCTAACCCGGACATCGGCCGACAGCGCTACCAACCGGTAGCGCGGTGCCGTGCCGCCGGTAGACCGGCCCTGAATGGCCAGCACGGTGCGCCGCCTGAAGGCCTCGTCCGTCTCGCCGGCCAGCCGGGTCAGGTCATAGAAAGCCGCCAGATGATCGAGATCAGAATCCTGTGCGAAGGCCAGCAACCGGGCACGGGCAGCATCATTGACCCGGGCCCGGAGCAGGGTTTCGCCATAGCAGACCTCTTCGAGCAGCATGCGCGCCGGTTCGCTCTCAAGATCGATGACGCTGTCGATGGCTGGAAACCGCTCGACCAACCCATCACGACGCTGCTGCAACAGCGCCTCGAAACCGAGCTCCTCGATGACGGCAGGCAGATCAAGACCCTGCAGCTCGGCGATAGAAAGCCCGATGCTCATGACGCAAGCCTCTGGAATACTGACAGACCGCGAGCTGAGCCGAGAAGAGACACGGTACGTGCCCCTTCAGGTGCGAAGTCGCCCAGCAGGGCCCGTGGCCGGTATTGACCTTGCAGTTCCATGTGCAGCTGGCCGGATCGCAGCTGTTCGCCAGAGCCGATCAGGTTGACCCTGGTGACCCGATAGCGTGGCTCCCACTGCTCGAGCCCCGAGGCAATGGCAGCAAAGAACGGCGTGACCTCGCGAGCGGTGATATTGCGACCCAGGAGGTTTGGCACGAAGGAGCCAAACCACTCGCGCATCACCCGCTCTCCGAAGCTGGTTGAAAAGATCACTTCGATCGACTGCAGGACGTGCATCCAGCCGGTCACTTGGCCACCGCCATAGCGATCGAGCCCGACGCTCGGATCGATTGCCGGCATCAGTCGTTAGCCGTTGCGTCGTCAGGCTCAGGCTGAGCTGTGTCAGCCTTGTCCCTGGTTTTGCGCCCGCGCGCGCCTGACGGCTGATCGTGAACGATTGTTCCGAGCCGAAGTTCATGGGCTGCTTGCTGTTGCGTGAGCTCGAGCACCGTACCGGCACCGGGATTGCGCTGACCTGCGATCCACGGACCGGCCCTGTCGGTGATGATGAAACGTAACATGCTTGCCCCTTTGGGAGTTTTCTGGGTTGATAAGCTTAAGAAGCGATTTTGATCCTGAAAACTTCGCTGTTTGAATGGCTCGCGAGAGCATCGTCTTCAGAGGTGATATGCTTGAACGCAAAGATCTACTGGTCTCGATCGCCACCACGATTGAAGATTATCGCAAAGGCGAAATCCCTCCGCCGAATCCCGATCATATTGATCGTTGGATTGGGCAATTTAATGCGGATGTTCAAGTTCCGCTTTTGCGTGAACTAGACTTTGTCTTGAACAAGACTTATTTTTCAAAAAATGACGTCACCGGGTATTTTTCAGATCAAATCAAAAACCCGAAAATTGTTGGGGATGAACCAAAGGCGTTTTGGCGTTCAGCTCATCTGTTTGATATTCAACAACATGGTCATAGTCAGACCGAGATACTGAAGCTCTTTGGCGAAGCGCTCGAAGTGCAATGCGGTATGCAATTAGGTGACTGCGGTAGAGCAGAAGGTCCATTTGTCTATCTTGATGATGCTCTTTTTAGCGGCCAAAGGATCGGCAACGATTTGTCTGCCTGGATTCAAAATGACGCCCCCGATGGGGCAGAGGTGCATATCATAGTTATTGCAACTCATAGTCTTGGTAAATACCAGTGCGCGGAGCGTCTCAAGCGAACCTGCGCGCAGGCCGGTAAGGCAATTAGCTTTCGTTGGAGCGCACCCGCTTGTCTTGAGAACCGGTTAGCGCGGCGCAACATCTCGGAGGTTCTTTGGCCGACAGAAGTCCCTGCCAACGAACTGTTGGCGGCCTATATGTCCGAAGATAATCAGTTTCCATTCCAACCGCGCCAACCAGGAGGACAGCTAAAGCATGCCATCTTTTCATCAGAAGAGAACCGACAGCTGCTTGAACGTGAAATGCTTCTAGCCGGAGTTAAAATTCGATCCTTCAGCCGCAATCCGAGCCCTAGCTTGCGGCCACTTGGATTCAGCGCGTTCGGATTGGGGTTCGGCTCAATGATCGTCACTTTTCGCAATTGCCCAAACAACACACCCCTTGCACTCTGGTGGGGCGATCATGAAGCTGCCCCAGGACACCCCTTTAGAAACTGGTACCCGTTGTTGCCGCGCAAAACCTATGGCCCCGCAGAGGTGACTAACAATGCAGAAAACCTCTGATCACAGCAATAACGGCAAAAACCGGAGCTACAAGCGCGCTCAAAGCATTGTGTTCCTAAAGACCAAGGAAGCGTTCGGCGGACTTTCCAATATGGCCGCTGGGTATCCTCTCGAAATCAATGGTGTATGCATTCGCACTTCCGAAGCACTTTATCAGGCTTGCAGATTTCCGCATCTGCCTCAGATACAGCAGCTGATTATAGATCAGAAAAGCCCGATGACTGCCAAGATGAAGGGCAAACCTCACAGAAGCAATTCAAGGCCGGACTGGGAAAGAGTGCAGATCAAGGTCATGCGCTGGTGTTTGCGGGTCAAACTGGTTAAGAACTGGAAGGAGTTCAGCACTTTACTTCTTAATACAGACGACCTTCCAATAGTGGAAGAATCACGACGTGACCAGTTTTGGGGCGCCAAGCCGAGTGACGATGAAACGTTAGTCGGGATGAACGTTCTTGGGCGTTTGCTGATGGAATTGAGAGATGAGATCAAAACCTCAGATGGAACGGCATTGCTTACTGTTGAGCCATTAGCCATCTCCAATTTCGAACTCCTAGGAAAACCCATAGAGCCGGCTATTGCTGCGACGACATCGGCGCAACTGCATCCAGATATGCAAAATACCGAACAAGCTCAAACTCAGGAGTCCGCTCAAGGTTCGCTCTTTGATATGCTTCCACCGAAGAAATCGTCCTGAAAAAGTCGCTTTCAGTTTGCTGGCACGTCCGTCAAACCACCCCCAGGGACGACGCCGCCATGAATGTGCGTCGAACCAATGTTCCTGCCATCATGCGTGACCTTGCCACCGGTGATGGCAACGCCCTCGCCCGAAACCTTCACCACAACGTCGCCCACCTTGATCTCGGTAAGGTCGTCTTTCACAGTCAGCCTGACATTGCCAAACATCAGCACATTCTCATCCCCCTTGTCCGACGGTGACGGGTTCTGGTCTGACCAGGTCAGCGGTAGCGCGACAGCCTGCTGCCAATCACCACCCGGTGAGAGACTGGTAAACTGCTGTCCCTTTGATGGCGGCGTGTGCACCTTCAGTGCGCCAGCCACCTGGGCATAGGGTATCCAGGGCGACAGGAAGGGCTTGCCGTCGACATCTTCGCCAAACTTCAGCCGCACGATTTGCTTTGCCGCATCGACCTCCTCCACGGTGCCGTGGCGCATCTGGCCAGAGACCTTGCGTTCAAGCTCGGCCACTCGTGAGGCCAACTCCACAAGTTCGCGGATCGCCATGGCTATTGTCCCTGCTCGTCAGCCGAGGCCTCGGTCAGAACCATGTCCGGATCTGGTATGGCATCGACAAGGATCTCGGTAATTGGCACGACGTCGTCGTCTTCCGTCACCAACGGCGCAAGACCGATGGCCGCAACCCCTGTGCGCGTCAACCCCAACTGCGCCTCGACCAGCCGCCAGGGCGTGAGCGTTTCACCGACGATCTGCTCGCGAACCAGGCCTGCAAAACCGGAAAGGTCCGGGTCTGCCTCCATGGCAGCCAGCAATCGTCCCCAGGCATTATCTGGGTCTGGTTCCACCCCGAAATCAGGCTCAGCCAGCGTGTCGACGCTCAGCACGATCTGGCGCGCGGCATACTTGGCGCCCTTTTCCGGCGCGTCTGCCATGCGCCGCGACATGATCTTGTCTATGCGCACGGTGAAGTCCTTCAGCACGTCAGGCCAGGCGCCCTCACTTACCAGGAAGACCCGCATCACCTGCCGGTGCATGAGGTTGAGGGCAGCTTCGAGGCCGGCATCAGTATGCGGGATCTCGATGGCACCGGTCTCTACTCGCGTGGCAAGTCCGATCTCGATCAGCAGCGCCAGCTTGCGCGCAGGCAGATTGAGGTCGCGTCCCTCGACATCTGCCTCCTCGTCTTCGGTGGAGACGATGATGAAGGGTTGGCGTTGCTCCTGAACCAGAAAGTTGATCGGGTCGATCGCGGCCTCATAGACCCGGTCTTCGGCAAAGGTCGAGCCTTTCAGGGACATCACCGTCGCTGTGCGCAGGGCAAAGGCCGCCAGGCTCACGGCGTGTCCTCAAGTACCAGGAACAGTTTCAGGTCCTCCTGATCATTCAGTTCAACCGCGGACACGGCGAAGACCGGTCCATCGGCCCGCTCTATCAGAGCGATCTGATCTCCGCGCCTGACCTCGTATCCGATCAGAGCCCTTGTCGC